AGGGTCTCGTGGGCTCGGAGATGTGTATAAGAGACAGAACTTGCTCCTTCTTTGATTTGAAAACCAGTCCAAGTAAATGTTGCTCCGAAAGGATTTAAATCCGTATAGGTCACAGTTCCTTTGCTCGGTTTATCAGGTTTAGCTGTAATAAATGTTACCTTTACAGAATCCGAAGGTGTGCTGAAATCATCAACGATACGAATATAAACTGTATATTCTGTATGAGGGCTTAGTCCTGATATTTCGAAATTTGTTCCTTTTGACCGATCTATCCAATTATTACCATCAATAGACGATTGGTAATAATAATCTGATGCGCCCTCTTGAATACTAAATCCGTCCCACGATACATCTGCAGATTTGTAGGTTATATTTGAAACTTTTACATCTCCCGCTTTTGGCTTGTTTGGTTTCTTAGTCTTTATAAATTTGCTAACAGGGTTTACTAGAAGTGCACTTGTATCTCCTCGGTATCTTACATAGCAATTTACTTCGTATTTCTTGTTAGGTGTTAGTTCTTCAAATTTCCCTTCAGTGCCGATTTTAGAAGCTTTATCTAGAGTTGCTTTGATTGTGTAGAAATCATAAGGATTTGATTCTAAAGTAGCTTTATAGCTAATTGAGTTATAAGTGCTACTTAATTCAATATCTTTGACTTTCGGTATAGATATAGTAGCAGATTCTGTCTGTGAACCACTTGCAGAAATATTTCCGAAGCTAGTGCTAAAATATATATTTCTAGAATCTTTTCTATTATTCGTGGCAAATGTATACTCTAGCGTTCCACTGGCTAATCTCCACGTTCCTGCTCCACCTGTGTTTATGTTTACAGTATGACTCTTGTACCCGAAATGAAGAACCGCTCCATTGTACTGCGTTGAGTTTGCCGAATAAGCGTGTTGCAAATATATTGCATATGAAACTTTATGCTTAATATTAGGATATGTTCCTTCTATGTGATTGCTACAATCTACACGAAAGCTTATACCATGTATACCTGTATAATAAGTAGCCATGGTCTACCCCTCCAATTGGAAATAAAAGTATCCGCTTGGGCAAGTCTCAGTAGTTGGAACCTCTGTTCCAATCTTGTACTTAATCTCTTGTCTTGCCTCAAGTTCTGCTTGTTTGGATTCTAGTATCTGAATCATTTGGAGCAATTTTCCGCCCTCGTCCTCTCCAAGTTTATCTTGGATGAATTTCATGAAGTCTAAAAACTGAGCGTTCATCCCCTCTGTTGGAAGCTTGATCATTCCGTCAATCGTCAGACCACAAAGATTTTCATCTAATCTTGTGTCTATGATGTCCTTAGCTTGAATGCTTTCTGCATTAGCAGGAACCTGTATAATTGCCAGAATAATCTCGTATTGACTTGTATCTCTAACGGCATATGTTGGTTTAGTTCCTGATCCTTTTACATAAGTTAGAACGCATTTATTTGTATTCTTTGAATAGCGTACTGAGATATAGTCATATCGAAGTGTAGTTGAGGCCGTGTCTATTGTAAAAACGACCTCAGAGTCGTTTCCGTAGGTGATGCCTCCAACTCCTTTTGCTGCGGTTAATAGAAAAGCGTAACCAGGAGTAATGCCGACTTTCATTCCTCCGTTTGCCTTGACCCTCAGGTCGTCTGCGGTTACGTTGAAAATTCCGCTAGTTCTTCCCACGTGAAAAAGACGAACGTCTTCCGCATAGTATTCTGTATCGTCTAACGGGTATGCTCTTTGCGTCATTGTAAAACCTCCCGACTTTCTATATTTGTAGTAATTTCGACTTGCGTGTCTGTGTTGGCTTCCTCTATGAATTTAAGTTCTGTTATTCGAGCCAGAGCTAAAATTTTATATTGATTACTTTTAACGACCACTATGTCTCCTAAATCGTAATCCGTTCCAAGTTTGGCTACTTGTGAATAAGGATCCAGCTCAAATTCAAACTTATAGGCATTTTTGTTTGCGTCTGCCAATTTCTGTTGGCCTCTTTGTTCAAGCATAGCCTGATACTCTTCTTCGCTATATTGCTTATCGACTCCATTTTCCTTGTATTCACTTTGTAAATCTCTGGCGTCCACATAAAGTTCTCGAATGTCTTCATTTGTATTGGCCCGGATGTCTACCGTGATACTTTTTCGATATGATCCAGAGTCCTCGCCGAACACGTAGGCTAGGTTTTTATACTTAGACAGATTGATCTCATAGCTCTGACTTTTTATATTTCCTAGGTCGTCGCTAAATACTGCGTTTCGTTTTAACTCACCCTGATAAATCTCTAAATAGTTGAGCTTTCCTTCGTGTACGATTTCCCGCCAGCCGAGTCCTCCTTTTTGACAGTAGTCCTCGAAGTCATCAGCAAGATTGCTATATGAAGTGCTGCTTCCGTACTTTATAGACGGCTTCAGTCCCTTTGGCGTGCCTACATTTATATCTAGTCCTCTTTTATTAGTTTCCACCAATTTTAATAGTGAAGCTTCAATATTTCGAATTGTTGCAGTTCCTAAGTTGATTCTTGCTGATAGATTGTCTAGGGAACCGCGGACCTCAATTACTTGGTTTTGAAGTTGTACACCGGTAATAAATCCAATCTCGTTTCTGTCTGTACAAACTATCCGATTTCCTTCTATTAGATAAGTGTCGTTGTCCTTTGTCCTTCTCGCGTGTATTTCAAAGGATCCACTGGAGTAGTATTTTGGCATCCATTGGATACTCGTACAATTCTGAAGCAGTGCCTGCTTCTTTCCTTCTTTATCGTAAATAAAATACTGCATATCTATACTCCCGCGACAGTGTCGTCAAATGAAAGCCTTACGTCCAGAGAGCTTTCGTTTGTACTGGCGCTGTATCGAATTACATTGTTCCCTGGCTTCAGCTGAAAAAAATGACTTGTATATGCCATATAGCTAAAAACATTTGTTATCCTGTTTCCCTGGATTAAACGGCAGTATCTTTCGTTTTCATAGGTGCTGACCTCCAGTATGTCTCCAATGTTTAATGTTAGCTCTGGAAATTCAATATTTTCCTGTGTATCAACTTGCGTGATTCGTGGCCCTTTGATTTCGTCCGCCTCGGCTGTCATCCGCATGATAAATCCAGTATCGAGTGAACCCTTGTTGTATATTTGTTTTAAAGGCTGATAATTACGAGTACTCAACTTAAAAGGTGTTTTACTCGGGTAACTTCTCTTGAATCTATGAAGAGCGGTCAGCGTATTAAAATCCGTTATATTTGAATCCACACTTCTTGCGTATGGATATGGAGCTCGAAGTGATATCTGGAAATTCTGCCAAGTTACACTGTTTCCTAATTCTGGTGTTTTCTTTGGACTTACTTTCCAGTAAACGTCTATGTTTTCCTTGGTGTTTATCAAACGTAAAGTAGCAGCTACACCCGGAAGTATAACTGCTAGTAATCTTTTTCTTTTCCGAGGATCGTATTTGAATCGACCGTTCAGTGTGATGTCTTTCGCCTCAATAGATACGCCGGTAATGCTTGAACCCACCTGATTGCTGACGGTTGCCTCTGATAGGCTGATACTGTTTGAGGAAAGTCCATCAATGGATGTGATACGAATTCCGCTTTCCGCTGAAAACTCGATAGCATCACCTTTTTCGTTTGTATATATTACTTTTATGCCCATGCTAGCCTCCTCATCATGTTCTGCGTTTCTACTGCAATTTCACTCGGTGTTAAAGCCTTAGCTGAATTGATAGTCTGTTCAACGTTGTAAACCGTTGTGTTTCCTGTGCCTAGTCCCAAACCTCCAGTATTGCCTTCTAGAGCCAATCTTGAAGTTAGGCTGTCCATGTTAGCAGCATCTATTAATTCGTTCGACATGCGTCCCATAAAGGCCTTAGCTTTTGGCATGGCTTTTTCTACACCTAATGTGATTCCGGCCGGAATCCATTTACCGATACGATCTGCGAATAGTCTAGAAGGCGACCCGATTCCTAGAGCCCCTTTTACGCCGTCAATTAAGCCTTTAGCCATGCTGCTAAGCCATCCGGTTAAGGCTCCCCAGGCTCCGCTGATTCCGCTTTTGATTCCATTTACAATATCAGAACCGATTGAAATCATTCGCCCTGGTATTTCTTTTACTTTGTTTACAATTCCATTAAAGAATTGCTTTCCGGCTTGAATCGCTTGATTTGCAAAGCTTCCGACAAAGCTTGCCGCGTTTGAAATCGTGTTTGATAAAAAGGACCACACTTTTCCTGGTAGCTGCTGGATAAAGTTCACCACATTGGTAATGAATTCTTTTCCTGCCTGTATAGCTTTCTGGATCATTTGGCTTACCCATTCAGCTGTTTTATTGATTGTATTTAGTAGCCATGTCCAAACCTTTCCAGGTAATTGTTTAAACCAATCCACTACTTTTGATATAAACTGCGGGATGTCTTGCGTCGCGAATTGTACAAGTCTTAGCCCCCACTCTGCGAGCTTTCCTAGAATGTACCCTACGGCGTATCCGATCCAGTAAGGTATTGTTGTTCCGAAAAACGTTTGAATGTTTGTCACTAGTGTGTTTACGCCCTCGGGAATTGTTACCGTGAAAAACTCCACTACTTGTGTAGCCAAGTTTTGCGCTGCATCTATAAAGCTTTGGCACGCCTGCGGTATCGTTTCGGTGAAGAAAGTCACAATCCCGTCTATGACTTGGCCTGTAGTCTCTTTTATATTGTCCCATAAATTGATCCAGAATTCTCTGAATCCGTCGCTTGTATTCCAAAGGTATACGAAGGCCGCTACTAGTGCTCCGATAGCTACGACCACTAATGTGATAGGCCCACCGATTACTCCAAGGGCTGCGCTTAGTCCTGAAAGGCCTCCGCCGGCTAGTGTAAATGACTCGGCCATACTTGCAAATACGCCCGTTCCTGATGATGCGGCATAGGCTAGTCCGTCGAGCAATCCAGACCCCTTCGATACTAGACTACCGAATGTCTTGACCTTCTTTCCGGCATCCCCGATTGTTTTTGCAATGTCGCTAACAGCCTTGATTCCTTTCCAAGCTGCAAAAGCTCCGGCTACAGCGGCAATCAAAGGCATAAGTCCTTGAATCGTATCTGCTACAGTTTGTACCTTGTCTATAATATCCGGGAGCTTTTCGATAAAGGCTGCGACGAACTCCCCTACTTTTTCTACAAGGATTGGCAGAATATCTCTGATTCTTTCCAGAGCACTTTTTACAAAATCTAGAGAATCGTTGGAATCTAGCTTTTGTGCGATTGTATCTCGTACGCTGTTCCAGGCTTCCTGAATTTTTTCTGTTGCTGCTTTTATAGCTTCCGCGGTTGGTGCAAAAAATTCTTTTAGTGCATTCAGCACTTTCGGAACTTCTTCAGCAATCCAGTTTAATCCGTCTCTGATTACAGAACCGAAGTTTGCAATCATTTCTTGAATCGTGGGTAAGCTGTTATCAGCTAAAAAATCATTGAAGGCCGTGATGATATTTGCAATGCCGATTGCGATACGTGCCGACATATTTGTGAAACTTGTCGCAAAGCTTCCGGCCATCTCTTTGGCTTTTCCTGCTACTGCGGGGAAGGATTCTGTCCCGTTCTCTAAAGCATCCATTAGTACATCATTGAATTCCTGCGCGCTAATTTGTCCCTTAGAGAAGGCATCAGATACTTCCGCCATACTTTTCCCCGTTTTCTCTGAAAAGATTTTTAAAACGGGAATTCCTGCGTCAGTCAAACGTTGCCACTGATCTGCTGAAATCTTTCCAGAAGCATTCATTTTTGCGATTGCGTCTACTGTATTTGCTAATGTTTCGTTGGTTCCGTCTCCATAGAAAGAAACGGCATCCATCATGTCTTTTACCATTCGAGTAGACTTATCTAATCCCATTCCTGATGTAGCCAGTTTTTGTGTTGAAGTGGCGGCTGTGTCTAGTCCATACGCGGTATCCGTTACAGCGTCACTTAAATTGTTTACAACCTTCGCAGCTTTTTCGCTGCTTCCTGCTAAAACTCCTATAACTTGTTTAGCTTTTTGCATGGCGTCTAATCGGGCGGTTGCTTTTCCGATTGATCCAGATATTAAGTCCCAACCTTTGCTGGCGGCTTTGAATACCGTTGCGCCTACGAAGGTTGACTTCACTTTGTCTGCGAAGCTTTCCGCACTTTTATGCGCTCCGCTAAGGCCGCTTTTGTATTCACTGTCGTCAAGTCCTAGTTTGACTTTAATTGTTCCATCAGCTCCTGATGCCATTTTTCAACCTCCTAGGTTTCTAATCTGGCCAGAAGTTCTGCTTCTATTTCTTGCGGTGTTCTCTCCTTTTCCGGTCCTTCTTCCTCTGGTAGACGGTAGTATCTCTCTAGACGTTGTGCATGAGTTTTCTCTTCCCCTTTTAGGTTGGAAATATCTCTGGTTCTGTAACCAATAACTCGTATGATCATGGTATCGTCGTTTAGTGCATTAAAAAGTGCTTTAAATTCGAACCAGTGAAGTTTGGCATCTAAAAGGTTTATATTGTATTGCTGTCTAAAGGCTGCATATATAAGATCCATATCGTATTCGAATCGATAGCCTTGTCGACCATTTGTCTTGGCATAAGATTCTCTAGGCTTTTTGTCGCAAAAATAAAAGCCCATTATTGCTTTCCATAGGTCTTTCTGATCACCTTGAAAAGTGAACGGATTGATTCCTATTCGATCGCAAATAATGGGCAGCTTCAGTTCTTCTGGTATTGCGTTATCTTGTATAACGCTGTCAACTCGGACCCAGGTTCTAAAGTCTGCATAGATAGCTAGACTCGTTCCGTTAACGTCTATGCTTTCCGGAAGGTCTTCTCTCTCTAGCCACAGCATTTCTTCCTCCATATCGTTTGTCTGCGTATTCTAATGTCCTGTTAAATTTGTCCATAGACTCGCAAAGCTTGTCGATTCTGTCCAGATTCTTCTTCTCTTCTTCTGCGACTTTTGCCTGCTGATCCTTTAAAAATTCATCCTGGAAGATGTTGTGCAAAGTGAAGCAAAGCTCAAATTGTGCAGAGCTTTCTTCGTACCCTCTGAATAGCGTTTCAAAGGCTCCGTCTCCTAGAATTTTATTAATCAAAGTAGGACAGCCCTCTAAAGATTCTTTTCCGAATTTGCTTAGAGAATTCTGTTCTGTCGCCCAATTTTCTAGGGCTTCAATTTTAGAAGTGTCCTTTAAATCGACTAAGAATCTGTGTCCGTCAATGTCGATTTCTTTTAATAGCTGCTTTTGTAACTTTAGCTCCATGATGTCCTCCTTATATTTTTATGTGCTTTACTCTGTGGCGCTGTCTGCGGTAAATGTTTTCGTTTTAATATTAAATGTTCCCGGTACCTGATCGCCTTGTTGTGCGAATGTTCCAGAGCACATTAGTTTGCCTCCGGCCTCTCCGCTTCCTGGGTTATCTGGTTGCACTTCGTAGATTCTTTGATATGCTACAAAGTCCCCAGATTTAGGTGTTTTCTCGTTCCATGTTTCCACTTCGATTTCTTCAAAAGTAGAACCGACTCTTTGTTCTTTACCTTGCAAGTATACCCAGTAGTTAAAAGCATCCCCTGGGTATGCTCGGCCCTCGTAGGATACAGTAGGCGCGTAGCCTGTAACCTGGCTTTGGCTTCCTGCTTCTCCGATATATTGCACGCCATCATCTGTTGTAGCATTCATGGCTTGCTCCCAGTTAGTCAATCCCTTGTTGGCTAGAACGTAGCTCTCCGAGCCTGTGAATTTGACGTAATGTAGGTTATCTTCGACCTTTAGTTCTCTATTAGGCAGTTCTGTTGTCATTATTCAAACCTTCCCTTCTTTTCGTAGGTTAATGTCATAGAGCAGTAAAAAGTTGAAAGCGCGGCCTCTTCTCCCGTGTAGTCTGACGGTAGCGTTGTGAGCGCGACCTCTTGCGGTGTTGCTTCGTCTAGCACGAGATTTGGGAAGCCTTGCGCCTCTTCTTCCGCGAGTGCCTGTACTAGTGCATACAGGATTCTGGATAAGTCCAGACGTGCTTTCGTATCCTTTCTACTTGCTTGAATATAAATTTCAAATGGGTAAGTAGCTCTGTAGCCACCGCCCAGATAGTGTTCTATTTCTTCCGTGTAGCCACTACTTTTGAAGAGTAAGGCTGTGTGCTTGGAGTCGTTGAAGTACTCCAGGCACCACGGTATGTTGTTGATATTGATTGAAGAAAAGAAATTGTACAATCCGTCTTCAATCTGTTTTACGTCTTCCAGCTTTATGATCTTCTTTTCACTCATCTGAATTCCTCCTTAAAAAACTTTTTAGCGCCTTCCATCCAGGCATTCTTTCGTGCCTTCAAGGTTTTAGGCCACCACTCCGAGCCTCCTTGTCTATAGCTCAAACTTCGAGTTGTATAGACCTTTGTTTCTCCATGCTTGGCCCATGGACTGTGGCTATGGGTTCCGATCATCACCCTTCCTGTATGTTGGAAGTGTGCGTATGGCGTATCCCATATGATCCAATCGTTATCTTGTGCCGCCCATCTTAAAGCTGATGTTCTCAGCGTTCCTTTTCCGATAGGCACGTTCTTATTCGTGTCTTGAACGATAAGCTGCTTCAGCTTTAATCTAGATCGGCGGAGCGCTTTCGTTCCTCTGGCCTGTAGCTGTGCCACCGGAATATCGACTATAACTTTTAGATGATACTCACTCACATGTTACCTCTATGAATTCCGGCGTATTTCTCAAGGGATTTAGAATATTCACATTTGTGATCTCGTAAATGTCGCCGTGTGCTTCGATACGGTCCCCGGTTCTGAGCGTGAACTGCTTGTCTGGCGTCTTAAATTCTGAAGGGGGAACTAGAACCTTGTCTGCCTTATAATCGTTCACGTCTATCGTTATGAGGATCGTATCTGAATTACTGGCACCCGTCTGTCCATAAGTCCGGGCTTTTGTTTTGGAAACTTTTACGTGTTGGACCGTTACTGTTGACGTAGTTTCTTCCAGGTTTTCTTCGCCTAGAATGTTCATGACTTTTATTGTATGCGGCCTAAGCCATCTCGGGCTTTTTACCATACCGCCTGGCAGGCTAGTCCTGCTTTGAGTAATTGGTAGTCAAGCTCTGATACTGCTAGGCTTGATAAGGGTATGTCATGGAACCTTATCGTTTTCGCATTATCTACGGAATACGAGAAGCCGCTAGTGGTTGCGCCTGTGAAGTTCATATCACTAGAGCCTACAAAGCAATCCATACCGCCATGTGCTTCTATGAAGTCAATCTGGTATAGGACTGCTTTTTTTAGGTCCATGTCGTAGTCTTTCAAAGCCTGAACCTTCCAGTATGGAATCTTCTCTCGAATGTAGGATTCTAGAAGGCTTTCGGTTCTTGGTTCTATTTGTGAATACTCCACTTCATCCAGTAGCGTTCCACCTAAGGCTGTGTATTCCTTAAAGCTTAGGATCATGTTTTATCTCCTTATGCTGCGACAGGAGCTACTTGTACATTACGGAATACACCGGCTTTTGTTGTATCTTTTGAAACGATAGAAGCAATCATTTCTACTTCACCTTTTTTAACGGCCCCTGGTTCGCTTAAGTTTGGCATGTATTGGTGAATGATTTTTTGTCCTTGTGGACTTACTGCGTGCACGGCATCCAATCCGAATTTTACAGCGTAAATGCTTGTTGTTCCTGTTGAGTCGTCGATAGGTACGCACATCAAGGATTTAGTTCCATTGTAGTATTCTCCCATGTCAACGATTGCGATTCCGTCGTAGTTGTCTACGCTTTGGCCGAAGCTGTTCTCTGATCTTGTGTAGTATCCTTGCTTTTTAGCGACTGTTTTTAGAACAGTAGCTGTCTTGCGGTTTACTAATAAAGCGTCTGGTTTTACTGAGAAAGTTGATAACCAAGAATCCAATGCAAAAGTGAAAGCATCTGCGTTTTCCTTGATTTTTGCTGCTGTCGACAAATCAAAGGCTGCATCTGCGTTTTTCTCTTCCGTATTTGTTCCCTTTACTAATACATCCAAACCGTCAAAGCTTGTGTTATCTGTTGCAGCAGTTCCTTTGGCTGTTGACTTTCCGTTAATGAAGTCATAGTGGAACTTGTTCTTTACTGCAATGATTTTCTGAGCTAATTGGAATGCGATTTCTGAGCTTGCTGCTGTGTCTTCTAATACACGGTCTACTTCGTAGGCTCCACCGAAAATTTTTAAGTTTGTAGTTTTCTGAGTCTTTACGGCTTCTCCTGCTGTGTATTCGCTATTCAATTTACGGCCTTCAGCTACTGATGGCGTTTTTAATTGTAAATAGCCATAAGTTAATGTTGAGCCACCAGTTCCTGGTGATACTGAGTTATCGAATGGTAAACGATCCAAAATAAAAGAGTCCCTGCGGAACTCATCAATGACCTGCTGGTCTACGTGATCGGCTAAACCGACTTTTGATTGCTCTAATGTAATTGGCATCTTTTAGTTCCTCCTATTTTTTATAGTGTTCTGAAATTGCTGCGGCTAGAGTTGTTGGTGCCTCTGGTTTTGGACTTTCTCCGTGATCTCCACCAAGCTTGACATCCTCACCTTTGTTTGGCTTTTCTGGCTCTGCCGCCTTAAATAAGAAGCTGTCTTCTTTCTTGATAGCTTCGATTTGTTCGTCAAGTCCTGTTAATTTTCCATCTTTATCAAACTTGATCTTGTCTTTATCTAGTAACCCCATCAAGGCCTTTTCGGATAAGGTTCCAGATTTCGCGATAGCTAAACGAATAGCACTGTCACGTTTTGTTTCTTCCAAGTCATGATCGTACTTTGTTTTCCAGTCGTTGACGTCTTTTTGTAGTTGTTTTACGTCTACTCCGTCAAAATTCTTGACACTTTGTGTAAGCTCTTGAATGCGCGTTTCTTTGGCTTGCATGTCGCTCTCGTATTTTGCTTTCGAGACGTATTCTCCTGAGGCTAGATTCGCTAGTTTTACGGTTTTATTACCTTCTAGCTTAGCTGCAACCTGTGCATACAATTCTTCCCCTAAGATTTCTTTTAAAAACTCCATTTTGTCCTCCTGTGTTTTTTATATCTGGTTCACTCCAGTATCGAGCCCGGCCTTTTATATCCCATGCCGAGGGGTATTCAAGCCTTTTATATGCCGTGCTTAGGGCATAATAAAAACCGCGCCATTCCTAGCACGGTTCTTGTCCTTGTTTAGTTGTGTTCTATAGTACTTCCGCAATTCCTTTTGCAAGTCTTGCGGCTTTCTGCATCATGCTGTTTTCTTCTAGGTATTCTAGACCCTTCAGCGTTATTCGGATACCTTCTAGCCCTTCAATGTTTGGTGTTGGGTCTCCTATGTATTGGATCACCTGGAATCCCTCAACGTATCCATTTTTCAGTAGCATGCCTAGAAGTGCTTTTCTCTTTGGTTCTGTGATGCCTAGGTTATCCACTGAAAGTCTTCGGATGTCTACGACCTCATAGTCCATTGATTTCTGCAGAATTGATAGAATTTTGTATATCGTTCTGAAGTCTTCCGACATGTTCTGCCTCCTATCTACTAAAAAACCGCGCTATTTCTAGCACGGCTCTTAAGATGAACCTCTGCCCGGTGATGCTTACCCGGGTACCCTTTTGGCCACTTCGGCGTGTGAGACGCATCTTTTACCCACTTCAGATGCCCATCCTGTATTCATAGTATGGCATCAATTTTCTTTTTTGTAAAGCAGTTTGATTTTCCCTTTTTTCTCTTTGGTGATAAATCTCTTTGCGTTAATTGTATAGGCTGTAATTATTGAGTTGTTCTTTTCGGTTGCCTCTGAACCTTGCGATAACTTGATAACCATTTGTACGCTTTTTCCTGATTCTGAATCTATTTGTTTAACGGCCCATACTGTGTTTTCTCGTCCCACTTCTTGATATGTTGCATCCGGGTCTTCCAATATATCTTTTGCGTGTTTTACAACAAGCTCGTATATATCTGGATGCCTTTCTTTTATGTGCATTGCTCTTTCATCAGTGAATATCGTTTTAGTTGTGTTTAAGTTTTCAGGGTCCCCATATTTTTTGGGGTCAATCTCACCAAGACTGCTATAACTTGGTGATGAAGAAACGCGTCTTTTTGGTCTTCTTACAGGCCTGTAAGGTCTTCCTTTTGTTCCGCCTATCTTCTCAGCTGAATAGTCTCTCTTTAATCGGCCCTTAGAAGCGTCCACAAGCTCCTTCAGTCTCATCTTGTTGTATTTATACCAGTAATCCTCTTTCGTCGTGTCTAGCCCTGCTGCGGCCTTCACACGTCGCTCTCTGTCCCACTTTCTCATGTTTCTTTCGTAGGACCTTTGCTTTTGCTCCATCTGGTATATTCTTTCATTCTCTTTGGGATTTACAGGCTTGTTGTAATCTTCGCTTATTCCTGGAAAGTATGCGGTAAATGAATGCCTACAGTTCCAGCCGCCAAGTCCTGCGCCTGTTCCGTATCCTGTGGCCTCATAAAAGTTCTCGTAATTTCCTTCCGGATAGTTTACCCAGAACACTTTTCCTTGCCAGGCTGCGTGGCTTGGTCTGGCGCCCATGTGGGCACTCGTTTGTACTAGATTTATATCTAGCTCATCAATGACCGATTTCTCGCAAGCCAGGGCGTTCTGGTTTACTGCGGTTCGTACTGCCAATCGAACGGCCGCCTCGATTGATCGTTGAGCACCGCTTGGGTAGGATACTTTTGTTAGGCCTTCTCTGCATAGCTTGTCTATTGTGTTTGCGGTTGCTTGATCTAGTGAGTAAGCTCCGCTTGATACCTGAAGATAAGCCATGTCGTAGTATCTCATAAAAGTGTCGCTAGCCAGTTGCGCTGTGGTCCTTGTTAGGTTCTGGATATCTCCCCACAGTGCTGATGTTCCTTTTTTGATCTGATCCGAAAATTCTAAGCCACTTGTGTCGTATCCTCCAGCCTCTAGTCTGTCGAAGGTATCGCGGATACTTTTATAAGCACTCTGTTGCATGATCCGGTCGACTTCTTCTTCGGAAGTGTGAAGTATTTCAGCTAGTCTTTTGTTAATCCAGTCTTGCTGCAAACCGAGTTGTTTTAGTTTGTTGTTTAAATACTCCGTTGTGCTTGTCATAGCGTCCTGATTCATCTTGATCCGCTCCGCTATGTCCACCAGTATTTCTGTGGCCAGTTCCTGATACAGCTTTTCTAGGTCGTCACCTACGTTCTGCAGGTAGTTCGGTTCTAGCATTAGGCTTCACCCTCTGGCCCCTCTTCGATTTGTGTTCCTTCTTGCTGGAAGAACATACTTTGAATTCTGTCTGCCGGGTTCTCTGTTTCTCCGGTCATCTCTCTGGCTGTTTCTTCGTCCTCTCCGTAGTATCGGACGCGATATTCCCATTTCTGTAGGATGCCGGCCGAGATTTCCTGAAGCATTCTTAGGCGCTCCGCTTCCTCATCTGAAAACATGGTGTCGTCAAATTGAATTGTGATGCGAACGTCTGGATCAAGCCCGGATATGTGGCACTTCTCTTTGCCTAGAATGATAATCGATCTCGTTAGCTCTGTAAGGGCGTCCTGGATTGCGATACGTTGCTTCCAGACGCTTTCTGTTAGCTCTTTATTGCTTGCACGAACCTGCGTTGCTGTGGTCATGTTCTGGATGCTGAACTGGTATCGGTTTTGCCCGAGTCCGCATTTGCTTGATAAAAGATTTAGATTGAATTGAACGTTTTCTTTGTTCTCGTCAACTCGAAGGCTGGGATTGTATTCCTCAAAAAGTCGAGGCTTGTCTGGGCTTACTTGTGTTCCCGTACTTACGTATAGAGATTTCTCCAAAGTTGCACCGACGTCTGGCTCTTGCCTTACGGGTACTCGTTCACCTTTATCGTTTAGCGCGTAGGCTGTTGGCTTCATGCTAAATAATGCCTGATCCATGAAAACCTTTTTCTTTCCTAGCAAAGTATCCATGAATAAGTTGTCGTATGCCAAGTCGCAGCTTTCCAGCATGTCGATTGCGTTTGCGTAGATTGACATCCCTAATGGTACGTCTGCTATGTTGTTTTCAATATTGGGCTTTAGGATCACAAAAGGCTTACAAGGTAGCTTGTAACTGATTGCTTCACCGTGTGGTGCTGATACTCTTTCATAGCCTACAGCGTCTCCTGCCACATTGTTGATCTTGAAGTAGTGGTTGTAGATTTGATAGCCTTCTTGCTCTTGCTTGAAGACCTGGATGTACATAAAGCTTTCCCCGTTTTGCGTATACTCACTAGCTAATGCGATTTCTGATGTATCTTCCTCGTCGTAGGTCAACGGCACTATTTTCTGTGCATCCTTGATAGCTTTGATTTGTACGCTCTGGGCACTTAGCTGTCCTTTGTTTACTGTTGGCTTTACAAGCTGCAGATAAAAGCACACGGTCCCTTGTGCGAATTCTCTCTCGACTGCTTTGTTTCCTAGCTTCCAGAACTTGCTGTTTCCTAAAACTCCGCCGTTCTGGTCTTCTTTGTCTCCGGTCAAGAATTCTTGTGTGGCATCAGTTCCATGTTCGTTGCACTCTACCAGGATTCTGGTTTTATCATTCAAAAGTAAATCGGCCCAGTCTTCGCAGATTTTCTTAGCCATTCGCATTTGCTTGCGTTTTACTTGTCTGCTGTTTCCGTTTTCGTTCTTGATCTCGTATTTATGAAAATCTTGAACGTAGCCCTTCCACCAATCGTTCCAGAATTGAATTTTATTGTAGTAATCTTGGACTTCCTGGCTCACAGGATATCCTAAGTCCTTTAGTATTGTGAATAAAACTTTCATTTAAGTACTCCTTCCTGTGATCAGGTCCATAAATGTTGACCAACTGTAAAAATGGGCATCGAATGTATCGACGTCGGTTGTGAAATCATCCAGAATCTTGTCTTCCTTCGATTTTGTATCGTATAGGGCTGTGCTCAAACTTTCGACTACCATAGGTACTGCCTGGAACTTCATCTTGTGTCTGTTCAGCAGCATGTTGTAGGTCAGAATCCTTGTCTTTCCGTCTATCTTGCGGCAATCCATCACGTTAGTTGGAAAGCCTGCCCTTTGTACGGCTACTCGTATACTGTTCAAAATAACTTGTTCTGCGTTATCTACAAAAACACTTGATACTACGAATCCTTGAATCCATAAAGCTCTGATCAGGTCGACTGTCTCTGTGCAAAGTCTTTCGGCGTCTATAGTTCCTTTAGCGTGTACGACTTTACGTTCTGCGAAGGTTACGATCTCAGAAAGGTCTGCCGTGATTCCCGTTACGATCAGGCTACTATGTGAACGTGTTCCCCCTATGTCCAGGCCTATGTTGATCATGTTAAAAAGTGGGAGTTCTCCTTTGACTTCCCACTCGTCTGGATTGTCTGCAAACTGTGGAAAGAGTAGCCCTTCCGCGTTGCACCATTCTCCTAGTATGTATCTGTTGTATAGGACTGTCCCTCGATATTCGAGTTTCAAGTTTTCCACGAATTCTTGCGGCAGAAACGGGTTGTCTTCAATCGTGTATTTCTGTCGGAAGATGTCGGCTCCTGATTCTAGAAACTTTAAAAACCAATGGTTCTTGTTGTCCGGGTTGCATGTTCCATCAAAACAGCTATATGGTTTATCTAGACGCGACTTTAGCATGTCAAATACTTTCTTATTCCAGGTTACGACTTCATCCCCGTAGCAGTACGCTACTGAGGCCCCTTGTATCTTTGTAACCTGGCTCTCTTTGTCCGCGCCTATCGCGTAGCACATACGACCGAATAGTCGCACCGTGTTGTCTGGTCTTACTCTTCCAACCAGTTCTGGGCCATATAATTCTCGCATGGGCTCTAGAACATTTCTTTCAAGTGTAGACTTTGTGTTTCCAATCAAAAACACGTGGCCTGGAAGGCCCTCTATAGCTCGAATTCGTTTTGGTATGATGTAATAGTCCAGCCATGTCTTTCCACTACGTGTAGCCCCTTCTTTTATGTTCCAGCGGCTCGGTTTATGATTCCAGAACTCTTTCTGTTTCTCAGTTAGTTCCACTATCGTCTCCGGCTACTGTGTCCATAGCTTTCAATAAAAGATCCAGTTTCGTAATCTCTTTAGAAGGGTCGCCTTGCCTTTTGATTTGTTCGGCTTGTACATTCATCAGTTTCGTTCTGGCTCTGTCTAGGCTTGTAACAGGTTGCTGTCCTGTAAGATCTCGAATAAATTCTGCAGCCCTTACGTCTCCGCGTGCAGCTTTGTTGAACATGGCTACAGCTAAAAGCATTTGATTGTTTAGTTCCTCATCTTCCAGTCCGATGTCGATCAGCTTCTTTTTATTGCTTTCGATTGGCTCTAATTCTAGGATTGCGGCCAGGCATTGTTTTAACTTCTTTTTCTTTTTCTGGACTTTCTGGCTTGCGGCTCCACCCTTGCGTCCCATCTCTGCTGCGTTCTCTTTTGTGAATGGCTTCAGGTTTTGCATGGGGTCTTTGCGCTGTCTGGCCGCTTCGCTTTTTGTGCGTCCAGCTAATCCCTTAGCAGGCATCCTCGATTAACTCCGCCTGTTCTCCGGTGTAATCTTCCCAGCGCTTGATAATTACATCGGCATAGTGTGGATCATACTCCATCATGAAGCACCTCCGTCCTAGCTGTTCGCAAGCCATAAGCGTGGAGCCTGAACCTCCGAATAGGTCCAGCACGTTTTCTCCAGTTTGGCTGCTGTTCTTGATCTGCCTTGCAATCAGTGGAATTGGTTTCATGGTTGGATGCAGATCGGATTTCGTGGGCTTCTTCTCGTCCAGAATCGTTGTGTCCTTGCACCCCCCCAGGATTGATTTTAGAAGGTCTTTAAGCTCATCCTTCTTCATGCTGTCAATGTCCAGGTTTTCTGTGTCTTCGAGTACGGTTACAAGGTTTCTAGTGTTGACGAAGTAATGGGCTGCGCCATCCTTCCATCCGTAAAGGCACGGCTCGTGTTTCCACTGGTAGTCCTGGCGACCCAGTGCGAATGTGTTCTTGTTCCAGATCAATGTTTGTCGGATGTTTAGGCCTGCGCGTTCTGCTGCTTCCAGAAAGTTCTTGCTCTGTGTGGATGCATACCAAATGTAGAAAGCACCGCCAGCCTTGAGCTGCTCTGTCATGTTCTCGAAGGCTACTTTTAAAAACTCGATAAAGCCCTCGTCGTCTTCCCATGAGTCGTTATCAATGACCAGTCCGTCGGTTCTTCGGTGTAGCTGTTTGGCTTCGCTTGGTCTCATGTGTTGCCCTAAGGCTACGTTATACGGTGGATCAGTTACGACCAGATCTATGGTAGCGTCGCTGCAAAGCTTTTCTACATCCTGGCGTTTGGTACTGTCTCCGACCATTAATCTGTGCCTTCCTAGCATCCAGCATTGCCCTCTTTTGGTTGTTGGCTCTTCCGGAATCTCTGGCTCGAAGTTGTCGTCCTCTGCGATTTGTTCGTCGAATGTTTCCGTTTCAAATCCGAAAGGCTCCATATCGAAGTCTAGATTCTCTAATTCCTCAAGTTCAAACTGTAAAGCGTCAAGGTCCCATTGAGCGGCCTCTGCGACTTTGTTGTCTGCCAATCGGTAGGCTTTCACCTGTGCTGGTGTTAGATCGTCGGCCTGGATGCACGGGACAGTTTCTAGGCCTAGCTTTTGTGCCGCCTTCCATCTCGTGTGTCCTGCAATAATAATCAGGTCTTTATCCACAACAATCGGTTGCTTAAATCCAAACTCGTCTATAGATGCTGCGACTAAATCGACGGCATCTTCGTTGAGTCGTGGGTTGTTCTCGTAAGGCTTCAGGTCGCATGTTCTTATGTCTCTAATGTTCATGTGTGTTCACCTCTGTTGTATTAAAAAAGAAGCGTTAGCAGCTCAGTGTTCTCTCCAATGAGAGGTTTATCCTGTTTAGCTGCTAAGGCTTCTTTGTTGTCTATGATTACCCGGAGCGCTGAAATACTAAAATTAATCCCATGATTTGTCGTAGCTGTTGTTGATGTTGACGTTGACTAGAAAGCACTCGTTTTTTTTTAGAAAGGAGGACGCTCCGGGTAAAAGAAAAGAGGGCCTTTTTCTATCGGTCCTCTTTTACAAGTACTAATATACCACCCGAAAGCGGTTTACAGTGTAAACTCTTCAGTCTTTTGTCAGATTTTTTACCTCTGCCATTAAGTGCTTATACATTCCTTGTCTTGTGTATCCGTATTTCTCAGCCACTTCCACGGCCTTGATTCTATGAATGTACAGATCCCATAGAATGTTCTGGTCTTGCAAATCGAGAAGTTCTGTCCATCTTAGGTCCATCAGTCTTTTCTGAAAGTGATGCACTTCTTGTTCTTTGGCTGATATTTCTTCAAATAACCCGAGCGGGCTGTGGTACTGATGCTGATATGTTGGCATAGGCCACTTGCTTTTTTTCTGTTCTGCGGTCAGTTCGATACCGCCAGGCTTTGCAAGACCTGTTGTCTGGTGGTTTAGTACCTCCAATTCCTGATTCAGTTCAATCAAACGGTGGCAGCAGTAGCGCACCGTTTTTAATTCTGGAATTAATTCGTCGTAAGTCATGTTTTACCTCCTTAAAGCTTCGATTAGGGCTTTTTGTGTTATGTTCTTGTGTTCTAGTGCATCCAGCATGTCCTCGTCTACTGTGCCTCTAGCTACGATCTGATAAATTGTCACGTTTTGTTTCTGTCCTTGTCTGTAGATTCTGGCGTTTGCCTGCTGATACAGTTCAAGGTTCCAGTTTGGAAGTGTGTACCAGATTGCGATATGTCCACCACGCTGAAGGTTAAGTCCATGTCCTGCGCTTGCTGGATGCAAAAGCAGCACGTCTATCTTTCCGTCGTTCCAGTCCTTCACATCTTTCTCACTGTTTAGACTTCTTACTTCGATTTTTTGCTTCTTCAGATGTTCTGTGATGCGTTTTAGTTCGTGTTTGAAGTAATAAAACACCATCACGGGGTTCTGGTTCGCTGATTCGATCAAGTCGTCTAGTGCCTCAAGTTTAGCTGCATGAAGGGTTGCTACTTCTTCGAGCTTATTTCCTAGCTGATCACGTTTATAGATTTCTCCCGATGTCATTTGTAGCAGCTGACCGCATAGCACCCCAGCGTTGGCTGCTAGCAGTGATTCGTTGTTATCTAGTTCCAGAACCTTCTCACGTTTGAAAGCGTGGTATTCTGCCATCGCTTTTTGAGGTAGTTCGATTGATTTTTTTAAATACTGAACCGGTGGAAGTTTGGCGCAGTCTGCCTGATCCAGGCTCATGCATATGTCACCTATTTTCTTGTAAATCTTTTCCTCTGCATCTGGTCTTGGCTTCCAATCGTATACGATCATCCCGTTTCTTCTTCCTGGAATTAGATATCTTTCTCGAAACTGAGTTAGTGTTCGACCTAATCTTTCTCCCTGATCGATCAAATATATCTGGCTCCAAAGGTCCGGGATTCCTTTCGGTGCTGGTGTTCCGGTTAGACCTATAAATCTGTCAGCTAGTGGCATAACTTTTCTTAGGGCCCTGAACCTCTGGCTTTTTGGATTCTTGAAAGTTGATAATTCGTCGATCACTACCATGTCGAAGTCAAAGTATTTGTTGTCTACTAGCCAGGTAACGTTCTCTTTGCCTATGAGATAAATGTCTGCCTTTTGTTGCAGTGCTTTCTCACGTTGCTTTGGAGTGCCTGCTATGATTGAGTAGCTCAAGTCCTTAGTGTGACTCCACTTTTCTATTTCTTCGGGCCACGTGCTTTTTATTACGCGCACAGGGCCAATGATTAGAACCTTTTCTATGTCGATTAGTTTTAGAAGGCTAATGATCGTTAGCGTGGTTACGGTCTTTCCGGCTCCCATAGGGAGAAGAAGGCCACACTTCTTATGCTCCAGTCCGAAGTTGATAGCCTTCTTTTGATAGTCATGAGGTTTAAATTCTGTCAAAGTGTCGCTCCTCCGGTATGATTCCAGACCGCATCAGATTTGTTAATTCGTCCACCTGGGCTTTTGTGCTGATGCAGTATACTTTCATACCTGTCGCCCGTATTTGGGCTACTGTGGCTTTTTGTAGGGCTCTAGGCTTACCGCCTGGCCTTTTTACTTCTACAAAGAAAGCCTTTGAATTATATGTGATCAATCTATCCGGCACGCCTGCGTTTCCTGGGCTTACAAACTTCCAGGCTTTACCGCCTAATGCTGATACCTTTTTGATCAGGTAATTTTCTACTTGATTTTCTATCATTTCTGGAAGAACTTCTTTTGAAGTTCGCGGTACCGCTCGGCGCATTCTGGACACAAATCTTTGTTGTCAATTGTTGTGATCCAGCCCTCTGGAAGTCCTTTCCAGGTTTCGATTGTTTTTCCGTTTTCAATCTTGCTCTTTTCGATTCCGACTGATGTTTCTTTTCCGCATCGGTCGCACTTGATATACATTCTATTTTCTTTCATGTTTTATTCCTCCTCTAGTCTTCTTCTTTGTCTTGCTTGTTTCGAATCTATATTGATTTGAATTTCAGCGTGAGTGATATTGTAATACTCTTTCAGCTGATCCATGCAAATTATCACATCCGCCATTTCTTCGATCAGGTTATGTCTTAGCCCTTTGAACTCTAAGGGCTTTGTTTTTTCTTCCGGATTGCGTACCAGTTTAGAAATTGCCTTTTGCAGTTCTGATAGTTCTTCCATAGCGACCAGGCTCTGCCTTTCGATTCCATATCGGTCCATTGTTTCGTTGTTGATTCTTGCATCTAATTCATGCATCAAAAAATGAAATCTTTTGCTGTCGTTTACTTTTATTGCCATTTCTGTGTCTCCTTTTCTAGTTGATTTTTGGCCCTGGAAACGGATACGTGCGGAAACGCCTTCCAAACTCTTTATATATATACTATATTTTCTCGCGCGCATATACATACGCATATAATGTATCTGTCTCTTATACACAT